TGTTTAGGTTACTTACTTAGATTATAGCTGGCTAAAAAACTTGTCTGGCGGGTTCTATAGCTATAAAAGTAACCTGTTAATTTTTTAATTGTGCGCAATGTGCATTGCGCCCTCGCACCATGTTATTCATTAATTTCAACAAGTTAGGGACTATGCATTTATTTTATTATTATTTTAGGTTACTTTTAGACTCAGAAGAGATAATAAATATATAAAAGTAGTATCAAAAAATGTTACAGGATACTTTTAAAGTCAGAGTCACTGTTTTTTTTATATATAACTTTTAGAAATTTCTGACTCTGTTGGTTCAACAAGTAACCTAACAGGCCTGGGGAGCATAGTCCCGCTGATTATGGTAGCTAAACCCCCGTAATCTCACTGATTATGGGGGAGCCTCGTTGCACTGATTATGGGAGTTAAATTAGCCTGGGAACTCATCCTCCTTGACATCCCGAAAGGTATAATCCCCTAATATTGAATAGCTTTGCCCTCTACTCAAGCCTAATTCCTCGCTGATTTGTCGAGCTTTATGGCCAACCAAATCACCAAACCTAATTCGCCAAGCATCGTGCCTAGTCGCTTTGCGCTCTGATTTATTCCCATAGTCTCTTCCTTTTATGGTACTCCGTTTTGACTCAAGCAAAAGATTGACTTGCTCTTGAAGAGATTCTATTTGGAGTCTTTGAGACTCAACGATTATTGACAATTCTTTAGCATTCATGGTAATTCCTAGTTATTTATGGTTATTTATGGTTATTAAGCACAGCTATTAACTCTGCACGGATCTTCTACATCTATGGATTCGGATACTGATTTCATTTGTTTATTAACTTGAAGCTATTATAATACGCTTTTAATTTAATGTACACGTTTATTTATTTCGCACTCTTTTTTATTAACTTGAAGCTATTATAATACGCTTTTAATTTAATGTACACGTTTATTTTTATTTATTTCGCACTCTTTATATATAAGAGAGCTGAGTGCTGAGTGCTGAGTGCTGAGTGGCTACGCAATACTGACATAGCACTGATCATGCATCGGAGTGAGGCTAGGTGCGTAGCCACTCAGCACTCAGCACTAGGTGCGTAGCTGGTTCCGTATGGTAAAAGGGGGGGTGTTTGCCCGTTTGTAAATGTCTCCCTACGTCGCGTAGATTTTTGAACCCGAAAAATTATTTTTCCAGCCAGTAGAACTTATCTCTATAACAAGGGGCATAGGGGCGTAGTGCGTAGGGGCATAGAACTTATCTCTATAACAAGGGGCATAGTGCGTAGGGGCATAGTGCGTAGGCATAGTGCCAAGCCAAGTATAATATTATGGTACACCAATATGTAACTCTGAGCGCTCCTACTAAGTTTTAGTAGAGGTACTATATAACATATAAGTAAATCATTATGACTTAACCAGGGTAGCTCAGAGTAGCCTCAGATAGCATCGGAACTAACTTTTTAAAAAAAAAAAAAAATAAAATAAACATATGGAAAGTGTATGGAGAACTACTCTATATATAAGGGGGCGCAAGGGCGCAAGGGCGCAAGGGCGCAAGGGCGCATGGAGAACTACTCTATATAAGGAGGGCGCATGGAGAACTACTCTATATAAGGAGGGCGCATGGAGAACTACTCTATATAAGGAGGGCGCATAGCGCGAGGGAAATAAATATTTTTACTCCTGTATGTACATTTTGTTATCACTATGGTATAATAGGACTAACAGTTGGAGGAAGGACGATGAGTAGAATTTTAGACATGTTGCAGGAGGTTGAGGAGGGTTATCACCCTCTCGTAGCTATTCTGAACATAGCCAGAGAAGAAGAATCTGATGGAAGGTTGAGATTGGATTGCCATAGGAGTATAGCTAAATACATAGAGGCTGAGCAGAAGAGCATTGAGGTGAAGAGTGCTGACAATGCAGAGATGTTCGGTTTAAGAATAGTGATTGACAACGAGGCGGCTTAGCTTGAGTGAGGACAAGTTTGTAACTTATGTGGCCAGTAAGACTGGGAGCAGGTTTCATAATAGTGACAAATTTGTCCGGATGTTGTTTGGGCCTATCGGTAGCGGGAAGTCAGTAGCCTGTATTATGGAGATGGTGAGGTTGAGCTTGGCTCAGAAGCCTCATTTAGGGGTAAGACGGACGAGGTGGTGCGTGGTGCGTAACACCTATCGGGAATTGCTGGATACAACCATGAAGAGTTTCTTTGATTGGATACCCCAGAGTATGGGGACGTATTCAGCACTTAATACAACCTTCATATTAAAGATCAGGTTAGAGGATCGGACTACTGTTGAGGCAGAATTTCTATTCAGAGCGCTTGACAAGCCGAAGGACGTAAAAAAATTGCTAAGTCTGGAGCTTACTGGGATATTTCTGAATGAGTGTAGAGAGATTCCACAGCAGATTTTGGACATGGGGCAAGGAAGAGTGGGACGGTATCCAAGTAAGCGTAATGGGGGGCCTAGTTGGTGGGGTGTGATCGCAGACACTAACCCCCCAGACAGCGACTCATGGGTTTATCGGTTATTCGAAGAGGATTGCCCTGAGAACCACGCCATATTTCATCAACCCAGTGGGCTTGATGATGACGCAGAGAACATTGGGAACTTACCCCCTGCGTACTATACCAATATGATGGCCGGCAAGACTGAAGAGTGGATCAATGTGTACTGCAAAGGGCAATATGGGTTTGTATCCGATGGTAAACCCGTCTATCCGGAGTATAACGATGCTCTACATTATAACTCTGAGCTCGTAATACCTGCGGGTGGAAGTATATATATCGGCATTGACTTTGGATTGACGCCCGCAGCGACATTCGGATACATAAAGGCGGATGGAACCATGGCCCTGATTGATGAGTTGGTGACGTTCGACATGGGGGCTGTAAACTTTGGACGGTTGCTTAACGAAAAGATAAGCAGAGAGTATCCTGGGAGAGAGTTTGAGATATATGGGGACCCCGCAGGGGACCAAAGAGCACAGACGGATGAGATAACGCCCTTTATGATTCTGCAAAACATGGGAGTAAACGCAGTCCCCACATACACCAATGACCCTATTATAAGACGGGAAGTTGTTGCGGAGTATTTAGGCAGGCTTAATTTCGTAGGGACTCCGGCCTTCGTACTAGGACCAAAATGTAAGATGCTTAGGAAGGCGTTTAATGGGGGGTACAACTATAAGCGTATGCAAGTGACAGGGGAAGAACGCTATATGGACAAACCAGACAAAGGTAAGTTTTCACATATATCTGACGCATGTCAGTACATGATGTTAGGAGCAGTAGGGGGTGGTGCAGTCGTAGGGGGTTTTAATAGTGACCCTATTGACTACAGTGAAGTAAATAAGGGCATTGTGTAATGCCTATACTTGGTGGATTACCCCAACAAAATCAAAGTCAAAGGCCTCCTAAAGGTACGGTTATAGGTAATCTACTAACCTCCCTAAAGGGTCAGTTACCAGACAGTATGCCTGACCCCTCTAAGATGTCTATAGAGGAGCTCTTGGAACTTATGGACAATGTAGGGGGTATGGGTGGGATAACTAAGCTTGTAAAAGGCATAGACCCCTTAAGGTTAACGCGAAAAGAGTTCTCGGACCTCGCCCCTAAAGGACTAGATGACTTAACACGAGGTGCCCATGTGTTAAGAGGGCGGTCAGGGTACTTCCCGGGATACAACAGGGGAGTAGATGGGATAGAAGATTTATCCATGCTACATGATTTGGCTACACAAAAGAAACCCCAAGGCTTAAATATAGAAGATATACAGAAAGAAATTGAGGATTTATCAAGCGAATTAGATATCCATCCAGATTTTATGGAGGAGCTAATTCGCCCTACTAGGCAGATACTGGATAAACCTCTATATGTCACAAGAGATGGTACACACAATAGAGAATTTATGAGTGATAGGCCTGGTTTAGGGCCTGCACAAAACGACTTACATAGTGCAAATGTTATAGAGCCTGAAGATACAGACCAATATATGGAGGCTATTTGGGGGGGAGCTAGCTCAGATTTGATATACAAGATAGAATCTGGTGAAGAGATTTTCCATCCAGGTAGCCTAGCTGATCGGAATGAGGTTATACTTCGAAGAGGTACACTTGATAAGTCAAAACAAATGGATAGAGGAAAGTACAAGGAGGCAATTGAAAAAGGGTTAGCTCCATTCGCTGTAGGCGGATTGGGTATAGCACAATTTTTAGAACAATTAGAATCGGAGCAATAAAAAAATGAAAGTGAAGTTATTAGTAGGAGTCCTAGCGATAATCGGGTCTCTCTCGATGATATCAACGGCGAGAGCATATGAATGGAGAGACGGTGATGGTTATCGATATAAGTTTACGTGTGAAGATACCGTAGCGTGGCAAGAGCCAAATGGGGTATACATCTTCCTACATGGTGAAGGGGGCGAAGGGCTTAGTTATGAACCGTCTAGTTTACTTGTCAATGGTGACACAGAGGATTTATTTAATCGCATCTTGGACAATTGTGGTATTATCGTTGCACCTCGCGCCTCAGCCGCCAGGTACTTTACCTGGGACTTCACAGGGACACACACCGCAAATGGTGAGATTTCAAAAATAATCAGCTTACTAGTGTTAGCCGAAGACTTGTTTGACCAACCAACAAATTTGATTGGTGGAGCTGCAGGGGGCAATATGGCGTTTGCGGTGGCCTCTAGATTGAATAGAATTGGACGAAATGACCTAATTAAACGACTGGTGCTAGTAGAAACAATTAGCCCCTTCGATATCCGAGTAAATGGTAAATTGCCCGCATATGACGGTATTGGACCTTTAACCTGCACAGGACCATCAAGTGAGTACACGTTAGGTGGTGGATTAGTTGAGAATGAGGAGTGCAATTTCATCAGAATGGGCTTGCCTAATAGACATGCTAGTTTTGATACTGACACACTCGTGGTATATAGTACGGATGATGATATTGCACCAGAAGCTTTGAAAGAAGTTTTAGCGGGTACCATTGTGCACTACTCAACCATTGGACCAGCTACAGCGGATATAATGGTTGTAGGTGAGAGCCACGATATTTCAGCTGCAGGTTGGGCAGCAGTTGGCGACTTTGTTATTGATTAAACATGTTATCAGACGACGCAGTACTATCGATTGTTCGAAGCGAATTAGGTAAGGTATATAACGGCTCCACAGATACAGGTGGAGGTTCTGGTATACCGAACTTAGGGCTATCTCTAGATTACTACATGGGCAACCCCAATGGTCATGAGGTAGAGGGTCGTTCAAGAGTTACGTCTACAGACGTCGCTGATGCAATTGAGTGGATAATGCCTCAGTTAATGAAGTCATTCACTCAGAATAATGATATTGTTACGTTTGACCCCGTATCAGAGGGCGATGAAAAGCAAGCTGATATGGAGTCACAATACGTATATGAAGTATTGATGAAGCAGAACGATGGCTTCATCTTACTACATCAGTTTATTAAAGATGCCTTGATGCAACGGAATGGCATATTAAAGGTGTACTTTGAAGAGAGGACAACGGTTTGGTCTTCTGATTACACAGGGATTAGTGAGCAAGAATTAGCAGTCCTCACGCAAATGGGGGGCGAAGTTATAGAGCTTACGGGGTATCAGGACGAACAGTCAATGATAGCTTATGAGCAACATACACAACAAAATCCAGGCGCACAGGTCCCTCCACCCCCTACTCTCTATAATGTAAAGGTAGAGTATAATAGTGATGAGGGTCAGATAGTTATTGACCCCGTGCCACCTGAAGAGTTCAGAGTAAACCAAGATCACAATAGTATAAATCTTGACTCCGCTAGATTTACTGCCCACATAGTTGATATGACTAAGTCTGAGTTGGTAGCTTTAGGTTACGACAAAGACATGGTAAAAGAACTTCCAACTGGGGGATCAAATGTATACGAGACAGAGTATAGGTTTCATGCCCAGGGCGAGGATGTTTATACGGATAACGATTCAGTAGACTGGACCCAAGAAGAGGTCACAGTAGCTGAGTGCTTCTTACTGATAGATGTAGACGAGGACGGAGTGTCTGAACTATGCAAAGTAATGGTTGTAGGAGGGGATTCACCTACTAATGTATTAGACATTACACCTATAGAGGGGATGCCTTGGATATCTACAACAGCCATACTCATGTCCCATAAGTGGCAAGGTTTATCGATATTTGATAGGCTTAAAGAGATACAGGATCAGAAGACTGCCTTATGGCGGTCGATGTTTGACAATATTTACTTACAGAATAATCAGAGATTTACAGCTCTTGAGGGGGCTGTAAATATGGATGACTTACTAGTATCCAGACCAAATGGGATTGTCAGAGTTAAGCGACAGGATGCATTGGTTCCAATCATTACTCCTCAATTGACATCAGATAACTTCTCGATGATGAGTTATCTGGACCAGGTAAAGGCGGGAAGATCAGGAGTATCTGCAGAGGGAGGGGCGACACCTCAGAATATAGGGGATAGAGTGGGTTCTCAAGGTGTTGATCGAATGATGAATGCTAAGGAGGAACTTGTAGGCCTTATAGTTAGGGTTGTTGCAGAGACAGGGGTAAAGCCCCTATGTATAAAGATACGAGATTTGAGTATAAAGCATGTCAGCACTATCAAGGACTTTAAGTTTAGGGGCGAGTGGTCTAAGGTTCAGCCTTCAAGCTGGATGTCACGTAGCAGCACTACTGTTAGAGTTGGCACAGGTTCTGGCAATACTAGTGAGAAGGTCTCAGCGTTAACTCAGATAATGATGATCCAGGAGAAGTTAGCGATGATGCCTGGGCAGAACTTGATTGAGGACGAACACTTTTATAGCGCAATAGATGACTACTGCAAATGGAATGGCTTGAATGGCGCAGGTAAGTACTTTTTAGATCCAAATACTGAGTTTGCCCAGCAGAAGAGGCAGCAAGGTGAGAAGCAGCAGGCTGAAGACAAGCAGAAGATGGAGCAAATGCAGCAGGCGGTAGCTAAATCACAGATCGATTTGGCTCAGGCCGAGATGATGAAGGCGAAGGCTCAGTCAGATAATGTTCAGCTAAAGGCACAGATAGATACGAGTAAGAATGAACTCAAATACATGGAGCAGAAGCACGACGCTCAAGTAGCCACCCTTAACCAACAATTGGATAGGGTTAAAATGGTCACAGATAGTATCGAGCAGAACGACGAGCTTAAGTTTAAATATGACCAGCTAGATGTTCTTGAGAGCATAGAGCTTAAGAAGATAGG